AAGCTGGCCTACATCTGCAGTTGAATATCTAAAGTTTGGCTTAATTGAATTGTATAAGTCTATATCTGGCTTGCACATTTCTGCCTCAATTGGTAATGGTTTATAAACGCCACCATCAAACGCGCGGCCGCCGTATTCGATGTTCGAAAAATGTAGTGGATAAGTTTGTTGACCAAAATAATCTTGTCTTAAAAGGAAATGAGAGTAACGTTGAGGAACAAAAGAGGGAGCTAAACTTACTATTTCTCGTTTAGATTTATAATAAGTCGATAATTTCATTAGCTCTAAGTTGAAGAAGGGGACTTTGGGATATAAAACTAAGTCCCCATCAAACATTCCATAACTCATATCAGTTTATAACCCTCAGTAGTTTCAACCCAAGGATTAGCTGGGTCACCCAGATAAATTTCTGAACAATATTCTATGTTTTCGAATTTATCACCATACATATCAAAGATTTTTGCATCTGCGGGATATTTCTGCAACTCTTTTATTAAATCAGATATTGTTTCTATCATACCATGACCCTCTCAGTTTTTGTTTTAATATACCCATCTTCATCAATTGAAGTTATCAACTCAACTAAATGATATGGAGTATTCTTATACTTCTTCGCAATGAAATTATTCTCTCTCTTAATTCCCGTTACTATTATTTTATTTCCTCTTGATAACCAAGATTTTTCAGTTACATGCTTACGGCCGTCCGCGCCACGTTCTGAAAGCTGTTTATCATAATGCGTAAATGCATCACCAAAAATCTTAACTGTTGTTACAGAGCCATCATTTGTTAATAATGTTACTGTTTTCTTATTTTTATCTTTATCTAAAACTGTTCCTACAATACGATTAATCTTAAATAAAGGAATTTTTTGTCCTGTTTGTTTTGATGTAAATTCATAATTAATTTGAGGTTCATCCGGTAACTTTGAATAATCACTAAATCCATAAATTATATTTCTTATATGACTTAATTCATGTTCACCGATGTAACAAGAAATTGAATCCATTTCCCATTTACTCTCAGTTCCTTCACAATATTTATCCCATAAATCTTTTCTTAATCTATTATTTACTGAATCTAATAAATCAAGACTATTCTGTGAAATCCAATTACGAATTACATCCATTTGTTTTTTATATATTTTATCCCAGTCAGTTTGTTTTATTACAAATAAAATATTTTCTTCATTATGAGGTTGTAATAAGTCTATATCAAAGTTTGTTGCATAAAAATTATATGCTGCAATATCTAAACCATAGAAATTATCAATTTTACTTTTCTTTATATACTTATTAAAGTTATAAACTCTACACTGAAAATCATAACGAATCGGAACTAAATTAAAATCCATTAACATTTTCATATTTTGTAAAGTAATTCGTTTCTTTTTATCTGTAATCAAATCAATATATATATTCATCGCTTCTAAACGACTACTATATAACTTATCAAATGCTCCAGACTTAATTAAATTAATCATTTGTGGTTTATTAATCTTAATTTTACTTAAGAAATCGGGAATTGATACATAAGGTCTATTCGCCATTATTTCTTTAACCAAATCTTCTCCAACTCTTGTAATACCACTCAAACCATAAATAATTAAATTATTTTCAACATCTGGCGCGAACGTAAATGAAGATTTATTTATATCTGTTGCGATAATTTTAATTCCCGCACTCTTCATTTTACCAATAGCTGTTGCTATTTTTCCATAGTTTACAGTTCTATTTACCTTTTTCTTTGGCGCGGCCGCGGAATCTTCTTCATCGTCTTCATCATCATCTTCTTCATTTTCTTCTTCGAAGTTACCTATATCGTTTTCATAAATTTCTTCAACTGTTTCCGCAACTTCTTCATCTTCCGCATCTTTTTCTGCACCACCGCTATCTGTAATAAGACAAGCGCAATCCCATAAAATTACTGGATATTTATATGCAAGATTTAATTCTTGAAGCCCAATTAATGAATATGCAAGTGTATGAGAAAGATTGAATCCATAACCTTTACTCATTGCAATCAATATATTCCAAGTATATGAACAAAGTTTTTCATCCAGACCTTTTTCTTTTATAACCTCAAAATACTCTTCAGTTAACTTTTCATATTCAGCTGGATTTTTCTTTGCAATTGATTTCCTTAATTTATCTGCCCAAGTTAGATTAAATCCTCCCAACTCTGGAAGCTGAACCAACTGCATAAACTGTTCTTGAGCAATACATAAACCATATGATACTTTTAAAACTGGTTCAAGAATTGATTTTGCTTCTGCGCCGAGTCCATATTTCTTTAACTCTGCATCCCAATCAGATGAATGAGCTTTAAAACGTGCGAGTTTATTAACTGGCATTTCTCCACCCTTTTCTGTTGCCATTAATCTAATTGCTGAGTTAAGAATTGCCAAGTCATCTACTGAAGTTGGTTTCATTGCCGCGATTCCACTTATTCCACTTTGTTTTTCCATTTGGAACAAACTTGTTACTTCGTGATTCCAACACATTTCCCACATTTCTTTTGAATCACGTTCAAGATTATAAATACCAATTATTTTTTCATATGTCTCTTTTAAAGTTGCTTCTCTCTTTTCATATCCATAATCACAAATTAAATCTAAACAATTATGAATTTTATCTAATGCTTCAACAGAAAGAATATCATATTTAATTAATCCCGTATCTTCTGCGGCATGAAGGTCAAACTGAGTTATAATTTCTCCACTCGGCGCGCGCATTAATGCGGTTGATTTTGTAAATGGCTCATCAACGAAAATAACTCCGCCCGCGTGAATACCACAACCATTAATTAAACCTTCAATACCCTGAGCTACTTTCCATAACTCAGGATAATTCTGTTCCATTTCAATTCTAAACTGTTTACTTGCACTAATACCATTCTCTGGGTCACCATAGAAAGTTTGTTTTAAAGTTCTTAACTGACCTCTATCTGCTTCAATAAATGAAGATAAATATTGTGCTGTATCTACATCAATTCCTAATCCGCGCGCGGCGGTTAAAATTGCAGACTTAGATTTCTCAGTTTTTAAAGTTAAAACATTCGCAACTCTATCTTCTCCATAAATTCTACGGAAATTCTTTAAAACTTCTGCTCTGCGCCCGCCCTCAATGTCAATATCTACATCAAGAACTGATACACGCTCTGGATTCAAAAATCTCCATCTAAAGGTTGGTGCCTTTTCTCTTAATGGATTAATTTGAGTTATTCCTAATAAATATAATAAGATAAAACCTACACCTGACCCACGGCCGCACCCAACTAAAGTTCCTGCGTCCCAACATGAGTCAATTATATTTTGAAGATTTAAGAAATATGCACTCCATCTACTTCCATTTACTTCAGAACTAATCCATGTATCTTCAAGACATGCATTAATTTCATCCGCGGTTTTATGATTCCATAATTCGTCTTCAACTGTACTATTAACTAATCTGTCAATAATCGCATATGCAAGATGTCTATCTTCGTCATATCCTGATTTAAGAAAAGTTTTTAAATATGGAATCTTATCACTCCAAAATTGTAATGCATCAGGCTTTACATCATAATATTTCCAATTTAACCTTGGAATTTTTAATGGCTTCATTAATGAATAATCTTCACATTTATTCTTAATTTCTAAAATCGTCTCATATGCTTTTTGAAGAACTTCTTCTCCCATTTCTTTCAACATATAAGATTCAATTTCTTCTGTACTCATAAGATAAGTTGTTGCATAAAAGTCATCAACTTCTCTATCACCCTGTTGTGAATTAAGAAATGCTTTATGAATCGGCCTATCTTCTTTCTTTAAATAATGCGCGTCATTTGTTATAATATATTTAATTCCAAATTCTTCTGCAAGTTCAACTAACTTATGATTTACATATATCTGGTCTTTATTAAAAGATGGCTGCATTTCAAAATAGAAATCTTCTTTTCCAAAAATCCTTTGCATCTGTATAATCCATCTTTTAATTAAATCCATTGATGGCGCGCCATTATCTCTATTTCTAATTAATTGAGTTGGCAAACATCCTCCTAAACAAGCGGTACTTCCAATTACATGACCTGGATTCTTACCAATTACTTCAATTAAATCATTATAATAAGTTGGAACTCTTCTCATGCGGCGCGCCACATAGCTTCTATTCCATGCTCGAGTTGATATTTCACGAATTTGTTCGTGACCAATCGCATCTTTTGCTAAAAGTATGAAATGGAAATATCTATCTACATCTTTATTATAATTCTGTCCATTTAATCCATTTCTAACTAAATAAATCTCATTGCCTAAAATAACTTTAAAGTTTGGATTTTTCTCTTTAATCTTCTTATAATATTTTTCGGTTCTAATTGCACTTGCAATCGTATCATGTTCAGTAATCGCTACTACTTCATGTTCCAGTTCGACGGCATAATCAATTAGAGATTCAACAGTATTGATTGAATCCCTAAGTCTAAAATTACTAAAATCAGTGTGATTATGGAGCGAACCCGGAAATTTTAATTTTTCCATTCACGCTACCTCTCTTTCTAGTTTACACAAACATTATTAAACTATCATATTCATCACTTAAAAAGCATCCTAATTCTTGTAATATATTCATGTCTTCTTCACTAATTTTTTCATAGTCAACATTAAAACCAATTACATCATGTTCTGCCCATAAAGGATAACTCTCTGGTATATCATATTTTCGAAGTAAATTTAATATTTCAATTATTTCCATTTTTTACCTTTCATATAAATATTATATCAAAAATTTATTAATTTGTCAAATTAAAAATTGTGAAGTTTCAAGTTTTAAATCTTCAATACATAAATTATCATAATGCCAATATGGAATACGAATTAAAGGTATATTATGAGATTTACAATATTCATTTTTAATTTTATCATATAATTGTGTTTTTTGAAATTGTTCTTTACCGCCCCAGCCATCTATAGCATAAAAATGTTGCTGACCGTCATATTCTATTAAATAATTTTTATTAACGTAAAAGTCAAAACGTAATTTACCTTTCTGACTGCCAACACAATCTTTAAAGGTTTTTTCTCTAATAAAAATTAAATTATTATCTTGTAGTATATTTTGAATTTTTTCTTCTCCACGAAAATTTCGACCACAACCACAACTCTGACTGGTCCCATTTTTTAATGCGCTAGCTCTAACAGTTGTAAAATTACCACAATCACACTGACATTTCCAAAAAGCTTCGTGTTCAGATTTAGATGTTTCTGGCACTCTAGTTCTATATAATGCGGTCAATAACCCAAATTGTTGTCCGCTTAAATTTTCTGCTCTTCCAAGTGGTATCTCATCCTCATGAGTTAGAGCTAACCATTCTTCGGGAGTTGGTTGATATCTTAATTTACAATGGCCACAAGTTGTACTATCGCCCCTACGTAAAGTATTACTATTTAAAATAATTGTGTTTCCACAATCACATTGACAATTATAAATGGCACGACTGTTTTTAGAACCAACTCGGTTTAAAACAGTTAAGTGACCAAACCTTGTACCAGGTAAAATTAATTTAACATTTTGAATGCCCTTCATACAACCACAACTGGTGGTTTGCCCAGTTCTCAAAAGTGTACCAGATGTAATTTTTTCATTACCGCAATCACATTTACATTTCCAATAGGCAAATGTGTTTTTTACGTGCTCGGGCGATTTAACTCTATATAAAACAGTTAATCTTCCAAATTTCTGTCCTCGTAAATCTTTTGCCCTTCCTACTGGTATTTCATCTATTTCCATTTTAAAACCCCAATGTTCCATCATCAATTTGATAATCTGTAATAAAAATTTGTGGTGTTGTTCTTCCTGCGAAATAATTCAAGTTAGCTCTACCTACAATCTCTAATTTAATTGTATTACTTGGTACTGCCGCGAGCTCTTGAATCATTTCTTTCGCATGAAACTTGAGATATGTAACTCCAAACTTTTCTATCCTCACAGTATCAGCGTTCTTTCCAATGACGCTTATATCTCCCTTTGTAATATTAATATCAGTCACATGAATCATTGGCTCGTTATTATGCTGTCCAAAGATATTTTCATATCTCGCAATGTCTTGTATAAGTGGAATTAAATCCGTATCTGCGGCAAAGCGTTCAAAGTTTACTTCATACCAATTTTCACCAAAATCTACATTTGCAAGCGCCCTATTCGCATAGTCATGGAATTGATGTAAATTTTTGTCTAAAATTGAAATTCCGCAAGCATTATCATGTCCAGCAGTATATTCAAAGAATCCGCTATTATCCATAAACTCTTTAAAGCTTGAAAGTTCAGATTCATTTAATCCCCTACTTGAACCTCTATCATATCCTTCTTCATTAAGACGCGCAACGATTGTAGGACGTTTATACTTCGCGGCCAGTTTCATCGCAGTTAATCCATTTAGTTCAGCAGGAAAATCTTCTTCATCTAACCTCACAAATAAAATTTTATTCTCCAAAAGGTCATA